AGCACGCGCGGTTGGTCTATCGTGGGCGCAGGCTCCACGGTATCCGTTGCGCGACGTAACAGCATAGCACCCATCTTTGTATCTCCTGTAAGTCAACATTTTCTGCGCCTCCAGGCTCGCGCCAAAAGGTAACACACGCCAATCAGCGCAGCGGTGTTACCCGCTGCGCCGATCCAGAACAGGACGACTACGCCGTCCCAAAGCTGTTTAATAGTCATTGCAGCAACCGCAGCGCTTCAACGTGCGCGTTGTCCGCGACGTGCACACGCTCCATCCAGGCGGGCGCGGTTGGATCGCTCGGCCGGATCACACACTTGCACGCAACCATTGGCAAGTTTTTCTTTGCCATCAACTCGTGCAACGCGTCCAGAATGCGAGCGCTCATATCCTCACACGATCCCTTGGGCGCGAGCTTGCGCACCATCGCATCGACTTCCGCGTGATCGATGATAAAATCGTTGTGATCCAGTTTCATATCACCCGGAAACACCATGCGCAGCGCGTAGGTGTACTCTGGCCATCCAGGCTCTTTGCACTGGTTGGATGTCATCTCGGACGGGCGAAATACACCCGTGCGGTTCATGATGAAATACGAGCGCGCAGGCTTGCGCGCAAAGGTTAGCTGTTTGGGCATGGTCATTAGCTCCTATGCGTTAGGTGTTCCCGAGCTAGTTCCCAGCCCTAGCATTACGCACGTGGCGTGTCCTAGCTTAGACGATCGGAAACGTTGGCCGGCCAGTTGAGTGCGCAGTATGACTACGCACTCTCAAGCGGTCAAGCTATTTTTGCCAGACTGCAACGCTCGCGCGAGCGCTGAATTCGGGACTCCAGCCGTTTTTGGCGTCGCGCCCATACTGCGCAAGGTCCACGGTAATCGGTCCTGTTTTCCAATGCTCACCTATGCCGCCAGAGTCAAAGCCGTTGTCCGGGCCGGGCGATCCGTAGTGATGCGATACGTGCGCCGTGTCCAACGTGATGGCATCGGGCGCGATTGTCTCACAGCCTTGCAGCAGTGCGAGCACTGCGAGCGCGGCAAGAATAGAACGTGTCATGTTAACTCCCGTCGTTTGTTGGCGATCAATCGAGCGCCCATTGTAGCGGGCGCTCTCAGAACGTCAACCGATTTCGGTTGTCGTGTTGTCCTCATCGCCAAGCCACGCTTTTTCGACTGCGGCATTGAAGTCTGTCACAGCCTTGTCGAGTGCCTTAGCGCGGCGCACGTCGCGTGAGTCCTCAGCATCGAAGCCGTAGGTTAGCAGCGCGTTGGCGTTGTTTACGGCTTCGCGCACATGGTTTTCTTTGATCACGAGCTTAAGCATGTGTAACTCCTTTGGATTGACTGGCGGCAAATACAGCTTGCGGATGACGTTGCGCGCACGGCTGGCGTTGGCCAGCAGTCCGCGAAAGTGTGCATCTTTGCAACTCATACTAGCCTCAGAAAGCTGAGCAACTCATACCGCGCGAGACTGACTCCCGCGCGCTTCGCTGCCTTCACGTTGGGTATGGGATACTCGCGTGCGGCTCGTGCCTGAGCAATCGCGTGGTCCATCGGGCCGCTGAACGGTTTCCCCATGTACCTGCGATCGATGGACGAGCCGCGCACGTCACCTTGTGGCTTGTGCGCGCTGCGACGTTTGCGCTCCGGCGCAACGGACACGATAGGCTCGCGCTGCCAACGTTCGATGTCTTGATAGTTCGTAATCACGGATGCAACACAGTCCCGTAATAGGTTTCTCCGTCCTTCGTGTAGTTACCCGCGTTGGCCGCTTCAACGGCGGATATCTGGCGAAAGAAGCCAATGGACGCGTAGCGCTTGATGTCAGGCACCGCGCCCGGAGGATTCAGGAAAAGCAGGGTAGCGAACCGATTCGCGTCAACCTGCAATACCGACTCCTGTCCGTAACGTCGCGCTAGTTCGAGCACGGCGCGTTGTGCGCCTCCATCGGCTGGAGTCAGCACGACATACGCGACTTCGCGCGAACCCTGGTAAAAACCCTCCACGCGTTTAAACGCGAGGTCTCGCACGTACAATTGGCGCTCAACGGTCACGCGCCGTTCCGCGTTGCATTCCTCGGGATTGCTCGCAAAGTCCACGCTGAAAATCATGAATGGCTCTTTGATATCCATAACTCACCTTGTGTTAGACCGTCGTTGCGCACGCCATGAGCGCGTGCGCAACGGCTGACTAACTCAGCAGTGCGGACAGAACGGCGCCAAGCTGTTCACTCTGCGGTAGCAGCGCGATTTCGTCAAAGAGCTTGTTGCCGCACCATGCGCCGGCCACGCTCCCGAAGATTCGCAATTCTACCTCATCGAGCTTTGCGCCCTTGTTGGCTTCGAGGTCTGCCAAAAAGCGCGCGTGATCGATGTTGCCGTTACCGGTGTAATACGGTAGCAGCGCTTTGGACACGTCGCTATCGTCCTGACTCGGGATTGCGGCATTCCGCGCCTCACTCGTCTGCGCGCTGGCAAGCTTCAGGTACGCTTCTCCCAACGTGATCGCAGTCACGAGAAACCGCGCGATAGCTGGCGTGGCTTCAACGTCGGTTGCAGCCTGGAGTGTTTCTCCTGAGTCGCCAGCGGTCGGCAGTGATGAATCGAGCACTTGAGCAGTCTCAGCACGCTCGATGTCTGCCTGCACTTGCGAGGCTAGCTCGCGTGCTTCAAATTTCGGACATCCCATTTTCGTAACTCCCGACAATCTGCACGATAGTGTGCATTGCGTAACCCGCTCCGGGCGCGGGCTACACACTGCGCGCTAGGCTACAGTCTCAATATCCGCCACGAAATGCTCAATCAGCGTGACGATGGAGTCACGGCCTAGTGCGGTGAATGCGAGCGATCCCGCAATCACGTCATGGACAGACAGCGCGTGCAACGCCAACGCTACCTCCCCAAGAATCAACATGGCGAACAGACTCCACAAGATGCGACGCGCATCCTTTCGAGTCAAATGATGGTGCGACAAGTGCATGGTCATAAAACGCTCCGTTGGTTACTCGTGAGTGATCCTGTCAACACGCGCCACGGGCACGCGTGTTGTCTGGATCACTCTCGCGCGTTGGGCATGCCTTCGGCCGTGGCGCGCGACTCCGCGAGCGCTTCGTACGCGTCATCCTCATCGAGCGAATCTAACAGTCCGCTCGGATCGGTGCGATTGGTATCGATCAAACCCGCGAACGGCGTGAACACTTGCGTCATGGTCATTTGCTCCTATGGCGTTGGTTGGCAATCAATCGAGCGCGCAGCATAACACTGTGCGCTCTCAGAGTGTCAACTATCTTGTGACGATACTTCCAGAATCCAGGCTGCGCCGCGCACTGATGTCAGGAACGCGAGCATTTCGAGCGCTGGCACATCCTCAGTGCCGAGCACGTTGGCGGCAATCAACGCGCCCATTGCAAGCTCTAAGGCTGCCTTGTCGCGTTTCGCGCCCTTGGCTGGAAACTGTGCATTGAGTCGTGACAGGATGAGTCGCGCAACCTGCACAGCAGCGGCGTTGGGTTTTGACTTCTCAGTGCTCATTGTAGTGTCCTGCATGGTCAGTTGCTCCTATGCGTTGCCGAGCGGTTGCCCGGTTTGCGTAGTATGAGGGTAGCCGCGTCAGCGTCAAGATGTTTCGTGCTGATATCGTGACGCAGCTCACACGATTGGCGTTCCCGTGCATGAAGCGTGCCAAAGAGCGCGGAATGCGGGATGTGTTCCGGGTGTTCCGTGTGTTCTGCATTCCGCTATTAGCGTTTTAAATTCTCAATTCTATAAGCTGGCACTTAGACTGTTAGTAGGAACAATAGGAACAATAGGAACACCGCTAAGCGAATCAAGCACTTAGCGGTGTTCCGATTGTGTTCCGATATCCAGGCGCGGGCTGCATATCGGAACAACGCGCTGCGCGCGACCGGTTACTGGTTGGCATGCGTCTTGCACCATGCACGTAGCGTGCCATGCCACATAATGCCGGCCCGCGTTTTGCGCGTCCGCGACCCGCCATCCGCATTACGCGTAATAGGAGAGGGGTGGGGGAGACCCTTTTTGGGAGCCTCACACGGCGGTATGCACGAACCGGCGCTTAAGTACGAGTGCGAAGTGCGTTTCGCTGTACGTCGCTCGCAATTTGCGTGCCACCCCCGGCTGCCACTCTTTTCAAACCAACATTTGCGTACAGAACCGGCCGGGGGGTATATTTGTGTTGAATTTTTGGCCCGCGCCCTCATCAACGGAGATGCTTAAGTGAGTTGGGATAAGACGTATAGCCACACAGCCCTGCTAGCCCTGGATCGATGGGGCGGAGCGATTATCTTCAATGAGCCAGACATCACTATCTCCAGCCTGTGCTGGATCGTTCGCGAGGGAAGTACCTCGATGCAATCTGCTCTCAAGCTATACGGCTGGCAGCTACTTGCTCTCCGTGGCATTGGTAGCGCCCTGGAGTATTTTTGGCCCGGTCATTGCGCCGCTGCGCGGCTCGGAGACCTTCAAACTTCAGCCCGTTCTCGGACTCTGTTGGGAGGACAGCCGTGAGTATTGATTTGAAGGGCTACGTCCGCGCCCGGAAGGCTCATCTCCGCGAGCAGATCGACATCGTGGCCGCAGATCGCGATGTGAAGCTCGAACTTAACGACCATCACGGTGTCCGCGATGCGTGTGTTGACATCGAGACGAAGGAAGCGCGGATTGCGGAGTTAGATTACCTGTTAGATCAGGCTGCACAGGTGCCAGAGTGAGCGACGCAAGCAAACTCGCCCGCGACCACGATGAGGAAGCGATCAAGGTCATCAAGTCGATCATGGATGACCCGTTCGCGGAGCACAAAGACCGGCTGAAGGCGGCTGAGGCTCTGTTGGATCGCGGGCATGGCAAGGCGGCGCAGGCGATCATCGCGGTCCCGGCCTCTCGCAAGTTGGCCACGGAACTCGCGGCGCTTACCGACGAGCAGCTCTACGAGATTGTCCAGTCCGAACCGTTGCCTCGATTGCCTGGCCCATCTGTGATCGACGCTGAGTACGAACCTACCCCTATTCCAGACGGCGAATTTGACGTGCTGGATGACGCGTTGGACGAGAGTATCGATCCCCTGTTACTCTAGGGCTATGGCCCTAATAAACGCTCAAGCTGCGGCGGCAGAACTTCTGCGCCGCCAACGCGCCCGCGCGTCGCTGGCGGAATACTCGCTCAGCATCGAGATTCCGGGCGTGCCCAACGCCTCGTTCGATGACGAAGAGTCCCCGATCGAGTTCGATGACAACGGGCGGCCGATCGGAGGTGGCCAATTACTAACACGACTCGCACCCGACCCGATCTACTCACCGATCGAGTCAAGGCTGGCGCTTCATCACTTCCTAATGATGAACCACATCCAGCGGACGATCGAGACGCCTCGCGGACGGGGGATGATCTTTGCGCCTCCAGGCTCAGCCAAGTCAACCTACGGCTCCGTTATCGGAACCTCGTGGGCGATGGGCAGGAAGCGGAACCAACAGATCGGTCTAACCTCCTATGGGTCCTCGATCGCTGCGAAGCAGAGTCGCAAGGTCCGTACGATTGTCAAAAACCCGCGTTGGTCCGCGCTGTGGGACGAGCGACCCGTCCTCCTAGACGACCAACGTGCAGTGGACGACTGGACCCTGACAAACGGAAGCTCGCTGATGAGCGCCGGCTTGTTGGCCGGCATCACGGGTAACCGCTTCGATGGTGTTGTGATCGATGATCCAGTCCGTAACCGCGAGGAAGCAGACAGCTCAACTATCCGCGAGAAGATTTACAATGAGTACATTGATACCGTCCTCACTCGCGCGAAGCCAGCGATGTGGGTATTGCTCATCCAAACCCGGTGGCACGAAGATGATCTTGCTGGCTCGATACTCCCCGCGAATTGGGAGGGCGAGTCGGGGCTTATTCATTGTCGGGATGGCCAACTGTGGGACGTTCTTAGCATTCCGGCCGAAGCGGAAAGGGCCGATGACCCGCTCGGCCGCGCGAAAGGCGAATTCCTCTGGCCAGAGTGGTTCCCGCGCGAGCACTGGTCGCCGTGGCGTGACAATCCGCGAGCGGCTCGTACGTGGGCGGCGCTCTACCAACAGCGCCCGGCCCCTTTTACCGGTGTCCATTTCAACCGTGAGATGTTTGGCTACTACGACCTAGCGCTGCCGCGATCATGAACGTTACGAACGGAAAGGACATAATCGCCCTGCCGCTGCACCTCCGCATCTACGGTGCCACGGACTGGGCGACTCTTGAGCCACAGAAGGGCAAGAACGAACCTGACTTCACTGAGCACGGCGTGTGGGGCCTCAGCTCTGACTCGATGTTGTTCGCGCTCGACTGGTGGAGCTTACAGGCCGAGACCGACAAGGGCACTGCGGCCTTCATCCGGTTCATCAAGAAGTGGCGCCCGATCCGCTGGTGGAACGAAGGCGGCAACATCGACAAGGCGATCACGCCATTCGTACGCAAAGAGATGCGTCGGAACTCGGCCTTCACCGTGTTGGAACCGCTCCCGAGCATGCAGGACAAGGGAACCAAACTCCAGGCGTTCCACAGCTTCGCGGCCAACGGAATGGTGTGGGGGCCGCTCGGTGTGCGTTGGTGGGAAGAGGTCATCGACCAGCTTGTCAAGTTCCCCGGAGGGCGTTGGGATGACAAGGCGGATGTCTGCGGATTGATCGGCCGCGCAGCCGACAAGATGTTCGACGCGCAGACCCCCGATGTGCCCAAGGTTGAAGTCATCAAGCCATTCAGTGCACAATGGCTCGAATACGGCTCTGAGCCCAAACCGAAAGTGCGGTACTTCTCATGAAAATGTTCCGTCCGGGCTTCGCGCCCGTCATCACCGATGAGCCCGGCGCTCCGAAGGCCAAGGCAAAAAATCCGCTGCCGTCTGTCGCGGAGGCGATGCGACAGGCGGCGGCTCGACAGACTCAGGTGTTGGGTTATACTGGCGCCAGCAAGGAGAACCCCTCGAAGGGAGTGGTGGATACTTCGAGTGGGCCGCACGTTCCACACGCAATCAACGATCGTCCCGAACCGGAGGTAAAGAAATGAGTGATCCCGTCGTAACCAGTGCTGTCACCTCGGCTGTCAACGCAGCGAAGGTTGAGGTGCAGAACGAAGTGAAGGCGGAGCGCAGCAAGCTCGTCGCTTTCTTCGCCGCGAATCCCAAGGCAACTGCGATCGGGTCGGCTGTTGCCGGCGCGGTTGTTGAAGCCGTGGTCCGTCACTTCGTGTAACTATGGCAACTTCAGGCGCAGACAATGGCCTGCACGGTGGGGCTGCCGGCATCCTCTCTGACCCACGTCAGTCAGCGGGTGGCGGCATGTCCCCTGCCGGTGCGCTTCAACAGGGCGGGGAAGTCCCGAAGGACGACCCTAAAGAGGAAGTGCTGACCAAGAAGCGTTGGAAGGACTTCGAGCGCGCCCGCAAGTTTGATGAGAATTTTCGTAAGCAGATCGCGATCGACCGGCGCTACGCTGCCGGCACCAGCGATCTATCATGGGCTGTCACAACCAACCTGATCGGCGCCTTCATCGACATCCTTGTCGCGCTCCTGTACGCGAAGGACCCGGATGTCAGCGCGAAGAAGGCCCCGCAGGTAGACAACTCCAACACCGGCACGATGGACGCCTTCGCGGCCACGCTGGAAATCGTCATCTCGAAGCTCTGGAAGAAGGGCAATCTAAAGAAGGCGGCGCGCAAGGCCGTGCGCAGCGTCCTGTCCAACGCGGAGGGCTGGATCAAAGCCAACCTCTATGCTCAGAAGGACCCGCAGCCTGAGACTGACAAGGCGATCAACGATGCGCGCGAGACGATGGCTCGCCTCGAAGCGCAACTGAAGTTACTGGAAGACCCGCAGGACAAGGACCCTGAGACGATCGAGGCCGAGCTGGAAGAGAAGCAGGCGCTTATCGATGAGCTGGACAAGAAGCTCGAACTCGCGGTCAACAAGTTCCTCGCGATCGATTTCGTACGCACCGAGCGCATCCAAGTCTCGCTCGATGTTGAGTCCATTGAGGACTACAAAGACGCCAACTGGATCGCGGACGAGCAGTACCTCGAAGAAGAGGACGCACTCGAACGCTTCCCACGGCTGTCGGCGGAGGACATCAAACTCGCCAAGAAATTCTACCAGATGGAGCCGAAGGAGCTGACCACTCGCGAGATGGACAACGTGTTGCCACAGGGCACCATCACGGCGGAAAGCTCTCAGGCGTTCACCACGGCTTCGAGCGACGGGCAGAGCCCGGCGTTCTTGCGCGTCGTGGAGATGTGGGACCGTCGCGACAAACACATCTACACGATGATCGATGGGATTCACAAATGGGCGAAAGAACCGTACACGCCGCCGTTCCCCACAAGTCGCTTCTATCCCTATTTCTACTTTGCGTTCTACGAGGTCGATGGGCAGCGGCACGCGCAGTCGCTAAGCTGGCGTTTGTACAAGCTCCAAGACGAGTACAGCACGACTCGATCCAACTTCCGTCTGACGCGGGAGCGGTCGATTCCGGGCGTGTTCTTCAATGCAGCGAACTTAGACTCAACCGAAGCGAAGAAGATTACCGACGCAAAACATCAGGAGTACACTGCTGTCAAGCCCATCGATGTAGACACACCGATGGCGAACCTCTTTGCCGCCAAGCCCGTTGCCGTCATCGACCCGCGCCTGTACGATCCTACATATATCTTGAACGATATGGAGCGCTTGTCTGGCGTGCAGGAGGCTCTAAGCTCCGCGATCAATGGACCCGGAAATCCACGAACCGCAACTGAGGCCAACATCCAACAGTCGGGCACCGCCGCGCGCACAACGAGCGACCGGGACTCGATGGAAGAGATGCTGACTGACTTGGCGCAGGCGACGGCCGAGCAGGCATTGCAGGTCTTCACCGTGCGTGAAGTGCAGCGTATGGCTGGTCCCAAGGCGTTCTGGCCCGGCCCCGATCCCGAGCATGGTCGCGAAGAAGGCATGTCGATCGATGACCTCTTTACGTTGGTCGAAATCTCGCTGACTGCGGGCTCGACTGGCAAACCGAAACAGGCGACTGATCAGCAGGCGTGGTCAACACTGCTGCCGCTCATCAAGTCCACGATCATGGAGATTCGCCAGCAGCTCGCCTCTGGCGACATGGCCTCGGCCAACGCCAACATCGAACTCATCAAGGAGACGATGAAGCGTTTGGGCGACGAGAGCGACCCGGAGCGTTTCATTCCTCGCGTCCCGCCACCGGGCTCGCCTGGAGCTGGAGCCCCGCCGCCGCCGGTCGTGCCGAAGGTGCAGATCGCGCTCAAGGGCGAAATCGACGGAAACACGGCAATGCAACTCGTCCAGCCGGCTCTGAAGCTGGACGGAGTTGTTCCGCCACCCGATGCGACTCCGGGCGGAGGTGCACCCCCAGGCGCTTCGCCGTCTGCTGCGGCTCCGATGCCTCCGCCCGGTGGAGCACCAACAGTTTCGATAGGCCCCACTCAATAAGGTATATTCAACATGGCTGAGCAGACAGTAATGGACGTGGTGAATGCCGCGTTAGCTGGCGAGGTGCCCGATGAACCACTGGAGGATACTGGAGTTGCTTCGGATAATTCCGATGACGGCGCTGGTGATGTGGAGGCGGGCGACGATCAGGATGCTTCTGGAGATTCTGACGAGGATGGTGAAGGCGGCGAACCGGGAGGGGATGCTCCTGACGGAGATAAACCTGCGGGCGAAGAGAGCGAGGCTGACCTTGCCGCCGAAGCCGACAAACTCGGTGTATCAGTCAGGAATGCTAACGGGCAGTTCAAGTCCAAAGAGCAACTCGCTACCGATGTTGAGGCCGCCCGAAAAGCTGCCGCCGACAAAGGTGGTGTATCTAAAGACGGAAAGGATGAGAAGGGCAAACCGAAGAAAGAGCCCGATCCTGTAAACGATCCGATCCCGCAGGGGCTCAAGAAGGAGACCGAGACCCGCATTCGGACCCTCATCGACCGCACGAAGCAGTCTGAGGAACGGGCGACCGTGGCCGAAGGCAACTTCAACACGATCGTCCAGGGTCTCCAAGCGACCGGCACCACGCCCGAGCAGTACAGCGAAGTGCTGAGCTTCATGCAACTGTTCAACAGTGGCGACGCGGCGCAGCAGGGTAAGGCTCTGGAGCTTCTGGAGGACATGGCCGACCGCCTCGCGACGATGTTGGGCCGCGAGCGCACGGTCAGCGACCCGCTGAAGGCGCACCCGGACCTCCAGGCCGCGATCCAGCAGGGCAAGACGACGCGTGAGTACGCGTTGGAGGTTGCGCGTGTCCGCAACCAGCGTGGATTCCAGACCCAACTGCAAACCACGGCGACTCAGCAGGCTGAAACGGCCCGCGCCGCTGCGCAGGAGAAGGAACAGGCCCGCGTTGACCTCAACAACCTCGAAGCGGGGCTGTCGAAGGACCCGCTGTATCAGGCGAAGTACGCGCTCGTCCTGCCGCAGTTCAAGGAAGTGATCAAACACATCCCTCCGCGCGAGTGGGCGGGTGCGTTTCAGCGTATTTACGCCGCGACCGTCGTGCAGCGGCCGGCTGCGCGGACCACGACTCGCCTTCCGACGAATCAGCCGCTCCGTCAGGGGCGCAATCCTTCAGGCGCTG